GCAGTTTTGTCACCAAATAGGTAACACCACCACCAGCAATATTTGTAACTGGGTTAATGCCTGCCTTGTAAAGAGTATCTCTTTGAGATTTATTAGGGTTATAATTAATTGATGTAACACCAAGATATTGTCCTCGTCTTGCACCTGCAGGTGAGAACCATGGTGCTGCGTTTCTATCTGTTTCTGCCATGAGGCCAGCAGTAGAAGATGCGGCAGGAATTTGAATGTATGCGTCGTTAAATTTGTCATATACCTTCAAATAGTTACCATCAACAACAAGATAGGATGATTTAGTAAAATCGCCCATTGTTGTAGTAATGTTGGTTGTAATGGTAGAAGCATCTGTTAAATCCACAACATCATCTCTTGCAGGTGATGATATTACAATACAATCCTTACGTGTAGTTCCGGCAATGGTTACCAAATCATTGGTCACAGTTGCCTGATCAGTGGAATTACTCATACCATTTGCAATTAGAAAATCAACTTCTACTTGTTCTGTATCCTCAAATAAATCAAATCCAGTAGCAATTTCGGATGTTGTTAACGCACCAGAAGCACCACCACTAGTAAGTGATACACCACCACGCAATGAACCAACATTATATACCTGATTTACAGCAGGGTTTAATGCAGTACCTACATTACCATTTGCTAATGATAAATCAGAATCATATTGGTCTGTAACATAAATATATGATGATCTTTCATTAATTACATCTTTGAAAAATGCAGTTGATCCGTCATCATTTTTTGAGTTTGAGGCAAGTGATAGAAATGGAAATGTTTCTAAAACTGTATTCTTTGTTCCAGTAAATCTACCGTCCTGATCTACAACTGCAAAATGCACACCAGTATTTACGGCAGTTCTAGCAGTATCATAACTAGAAGTAGAAGGAGCAGCATCAAAACTGCCTTTATAAGTCCATCCAGCAAATGCTGAATCATTGGAATCCTGTAGACAGTATGCAACTTGCAAACTGTTACCTAAATCTCCAGGAAATCTTGCAATATATGATTGTCCATTTGCAAAGCTTATTGTATCAAAATGATCTTTATTTCTTATTTGTTGTGCATTCGCACTATCACTACTTTTAACATGCTGAGCATTTACAGCAGTAGCAGTGGCCTCTCTCACTACAAATAGTGATTGAGAATAACGTAAGAAATAAGAAGCAGCATGGAAATCAATATTATTAGTGGTGTCCGGCGTAGCAAACTTATCTATCAAATCAGCTTCATTTGATACCAAAGTTCTTTCCCTCACAGGACCCCATCTAAAATTACCTACGATTGCGCCAGTTGATGTCTGAACATTCGGCACACCGCCGGTCAGATCAATTTCCTTTACGACAACCGCAGGAGATTGTGATGGTGTAAATAGTGCCATAACTTTAATCCTTTTCGGTTAATATTAATAAGTTTTCATAATACGGTTGTTCAATGTTATTATTTATATAATTTAGGTTTTTAATCATATTCCACGTACCATGAAGGCTTTTCAGTTTCCTGTATAAACTGTTCTCCATCATCAATAAACCCAAAAGGAACCATATCGTCCTCAATTTGTTTCATTTTTGAATCAAATAAAATTTGTTTTAAATTAATATTTGTCATATCAGCAAAAAATTCTGTTGAAATAAAATAACCAAACATAACTAAATTCATTACCAAATCATCATGATTGCCATCATTGGCCTCGTATGATTGCCCTTTTGCCACAAATGTTGATAACTCAATAATTGTATTTTCATCAACCACCTTTAATTTTTTATTTTCAAGTATATCCTTAATGCCAGAACAACCTAATCGCTTTACCTTTCGGGTCATGGTAATACCTAGGCCATCTGCTTTTATGGCGGATTCAGCATGTAGGTTTTCATATTCCAATTCATAATATAATCCATTTGTAACCAAGGAACCTTGATCATTTGATTCAACGACTATATAAGCATTGTTATAGACTTTTGCGTATTTATAAATAATATTTGGGAAGAGGATAGGCGAGATAGTATTATTGCGATACACAGCTACCTGTTCAAACGGGCGAACGCTAATATCGATCACATTAAAGGTAGAATAGTCCTGTCCTCTTCCCTTCGCTACATCTACAACCATGATATAATCATGCTTTTTTTCCGTTTCCTTATAAATTAAAACATCACCACCTTCCAAAATTTTTATAGGATTTGTTGCCCTTAATGACATTAATGTTTCGGCATTAATTAATGTGTCACCAGTACCAAAAAATGTATTACCAAACTCTTGATCAAATTGTAATTGACTGGTATTTGAAATGGTAGCTTCTTTCCATTTTTCATCACGGCCAGGAACATCCCACCAATCAACACGGAATGGTTTAAATTCATTAGTTCCTTGCTCGGCACCTTCCCATATTTTATAAAACATGTTACCGATACCATTTGCCGTAGATGTTACTATTATTTTTGTGTCTTTTCCTGCCGATACCACGGGATAGGTCGACGTGTAAAACTCAGAGGCTCGTTCCACGAAAGCAAACTCATCCAAATAAAGAAGATTAACAGACAAACCACGAATACTGGAACCAGAAGTAGCAGAGGCAAGGATACGACTATTATTACTAAATTCAAGAGAACCCTTATTAAGGGCTTTACTGCCTGGTTGTAAAAAGAATGGAATATTTTCAAGCATGAGGGTAACCCTCGATAACATTTCACGTGCCGTTGCTCCTTTATTGGCGAGTATTGCAATTGTTTTTTCTGAATTGAATAAGGCAAACCAGAGAAGGTAGGCGCAGGCTGAAATTGACTTTCCTGATTGTCTGCATGCAAGTATGACATTAAACCTATTCTCCTGGAATTGTTTAAACATATTTTTTTGATATGGATATAATTCAAAAGAAACCAAACCCTTATCAAGTGATATTACCTTACAATAGGTTTCAGCAAAATATATGGGATCATCCATACATTTTTTATATTCTTTTAAAAGATCAGGTGTCCATTCTTGAAGTACACCATCTCTTTTAACATTAGGATTCCCTAAGTAGCTTTGTATCTGGTTCAGAATCAATTACGTCACCCTGCTGTAATAATTTTTGGATTTCAGCAGTCGATCCAAGGAAAATGTTATTTTGTTGATTTTCAATTTTCTTCGGCTCATCTTCTAAATCTTTTACCTTTTTATTTAGGTCCATTAATTTATCATTAACATCTGATAAATTTTTAATCATACCAGATAGAACTTCATAGGCCCTTGGATGCTCGGATTCACGAGCCACCTCGACCATTGTGTCCAAGGCGTCTTTACCCTTTTCTAGAAGTTCATAATATGTTTCACGTGAATATTCATAATCATTATTTTTGTTAGAATCCGTCACTATCGTTTGCTCCATAGAATGTAGTTGTAAATCCAAAATCACTATCGGCCGATCCGATGGCAGTTAATGGATTTGGATCAATTTGTATTGTTTCAAGTCTAATATCTGAGTCTGCATTACCAACACCCATATTAAATACTCTTGCATTTGATTGCCTAATAATACTGGACAATGCAATATCATTATAAAACTGTGTTCGCATTTCAAAATCTAAAGTATAAATTATTGTTCTTCTAGCACCAATTTCATTTTCAAAATCATCTTGAAAACCTACACCTTGGATTGCTATAGGTAAATCCTCTCTGTAATTTGGAAATTTTTCAGGAAACGGAATAAGTGTTAATGAATATTGTGGATTAAACGTAGGCAATATTTGTTCAACAATTTGCAAAGAATCATCTTGTGTTTTTGCATATACATTTAATTGAAAGGATATAATATATGGAACACCAGTAAATAATTTATTTCTATTACTATTTAAGGTACCCGTTGTAGCTACGCTATTTAATTTTGATAATTGTCTGGTTGTATCATATGTAATACTGGTTATTTCAAACGACATTCTAGGAAGTTTTATTGCAACCTGAGTATTATCCGTCAGACTTTCATTTTCCCTAATACGATCTAAATATCTATCTTTAGGCGCGTATGATAATGGAACCTTAACCTGTGAAATAACATTTCCGGAACTATTTTTTCTCAGCACATAAATGTTATTGAACATTCTTCCGAATGCTGCAACACATTTACGCGTTTTTTCATGGTAAAAATAAGTTCCAAACATTATTAACCTTTATAAATCTTCTGTAAATGATCCTCAAAAGCCTCGACTTTTGTTAACCTATCCGGCCACAATATATATTCTTTTTCTGGATTCTTTTTTAAATTATTTAAAAGTGGTGTTATTGCATTATATAATTTATCCAATTTTTCCTGTGTCGTTGAAGCCGTGGTTGCAACTCGGTCTAATTGTGTAGTGGCCTTCTGAACAGATTCAAGCTCTTGTTCATCGACTGCCGTAAAACCAAAATCAAAAATATCATCACTCATTTAAATTTACCCATTCCGTTCCATTCCATCCTTGCCATTTTTTATGTGTCGTATTATAAATTATGGTACCTTCAGGTACGTCACTATCCCTAAGGTTTAAACTTTCATCTGAATCTAAATTATACATTGGTTCCATTAATTATTCTCCGGATCTCCAAATGGGTTATCCTCTGTAAAGTCCAAGAAATCCGATCCACCAAAATTAGAGAATATATCATTCTGTTCGTTCTGTGATATCTTATTATCCTCATTTACCGCGGTAACTGTTTTATTAACACCGTCAATGGTAATTGTACCAGTTGTAAAGGTATGATAATTGCCGTCATTAGCACCAACATGTATTAAATGTAAAATTTGGTCGGAATCTGAATATTTTGAAACCTCTCCAGACATAATAACACCGCTTGACAATGTTTGTGTTGCAGTTTCACCAATTTCAATGACGCCAGATTCTGCCAATGTAAGTTTATATGTGTACGCATAATCCTTTTCAATTTTATCAATCGCAGCAACACCTGTATCCAAATCCTCGTCATTATATTCAAAGAGTTGTGCTCTTAATCTATATACTGGTAAATTTTGAACTTGATAAAATGGTTGTTCATGCTCAACATGTGTTATCTCAAACAATTTATTTGTTAAGGGTAAATAAATTAAATCACCTTCACGTGGTCTATCACCGGTAATATCGTTATCATATTTATCTACGGTCTGTCGCCATCTTCTGCGTGAAACAACAAATGTTGCTTCATCACGAATTTCTACACCAAATCTGGTAAATAAATCACCCTCGCCACTAAATCCTTCAATATTATCAATATACATTTCTATACGGTAGGATGAATTAAAGGAAGAAGGAACATCTTGGCCAAAAATGGTATCTTCGTTGACTATATCACGTGGAAGATAGTATAAATCTTGACCATAAATTTTTAATGATTCAATGATAATATCTTCGAACAGATTTTGTTCTGATCTAACTTTTTCGGAAAACGCAAAGTTCCTCATGATTTATCCTATAAAAAAGTCGGCGGGCAATTCGTGTTCTAATCTAATCTTTTCCTCTAGGTCATTTCTCTCTGCTTGAGCATCTTCATAATATTGCCTTCCATTTAATACAATGCCACCAGGCAATTGCATACCTTCAAATTTAATTAAATTAATTCCCCATTGTTCCTTAATAAGAGCTGTGGCATATGCCTTTAACCACCTATCATTCCAAACTCTTGTAAAAGTTGTTGAATTAATTGTTTTATAGGCTTCGTAAATAACATATTCTTCTGCCTTAATATCTTGATCCTGAAACTCTCCATGTATATACAATCTATTTTGATGTCTTACAAAGGTTGTTTGTGGAACACCATTTAATTCCATATCCAATAAGGAAATGTATTGCTGTAATTGATGATAATACGCAAGGTCTCCAGCATAATTTTGCATATCGGCAATATCGTTTAACATCATTTGGTATTTAATGTCAAACATATTAGTATTTGAACCCTCAGAATGTCCTATGGGTATTAATCTTGTAACATATAACACATCATTATCCAAGGTAATATACTTATTTGTTACATCATCAGCAGTGACCTGATATGAAACATAAGTTTTATATACAGCATCCGAATTATATTCCTGCCAATATTGTATTGCCTCATCAATTCTATCCTCAATTTGATCATCGTCTACATTAACCTCAAGAACAGGTTCACCCAGTTTCCTTTTGCAATATTCGATTAATTGTTCTCTATTTGCTGGATTTGCCATATTTTATGCCTGTGATTCTGCCCAGGATATTCTACCTTGTAACTGTAATGGGTTAGATGCCGTAACCGTTGACACGTCCTCTCTTAATCTTGCAATCACAGTAAGAACATCCGGTCCATCAGGGAAAATATTATCCCCACCAAGTATTGAATTACCTAATGTTGCAACCTCTGAAAGAAGTCTAGATGTCAATACCGGTGCTCTGGTAGAAGATGATGATCCTTCAGCATTAAATGAGAACACGATTGTGCCACCATCGATTGTATCAGTAACATTATGGAAAATTAATTGACTTAATGATGGATTTGACACTCGTTGCCAATCATTATTATCCAATCTACCATTCAATCTTAATTCAACAATACAACCATGTGTTGTCAAAATATCAACCTCGTTCAAAATTAACTGCATTCGGTTAATAATTTCCCTTTCACCTAAGAATCCAGGAGTGTTTGTATCAACAGATGGTGCCAATCTAATACTAATTAGTGGGAAATCTCTGGACACGTTTTGACCACCACCAGTATCAGAAATTGTAATTGTGTAATCTGAATCAACCGATGTAGTTCCTGTAGGAGCTTGATTAATTAATAATAGTGTTCTAGTTTGTCTGGTTGAGTTTGTATAACTATGTCTAGAATCAATTGATGGTTGATATGGTTGTGGCGCTGGATATATTGAAATTGGGTTTGACAATTTGGTACCAGCATTTAAACCTGTGCCGGTAATTGCCATACCATCCGTAACCGTAGCCAAATCTGTTGAACCAGTGGATAGTGTTATAGCATGACCAAGAAGATTCCATCTATTAAATAACCTTTGTTGCCAATCACCACCTATATCTTCAATTCTACCATTTGCCGTAACAGTTTGTCCAACCGTAACTGAGTTATTCAATGAATTGGCCGTGAAAACATATGCCTTATCATCATCAAATGTACCATCCATAATAACGGAAGTACCCCAGTGTGCCAATGCCGGAACATACGTAGGAGACCCAATATTTTTTAATTCATATCGAGCAGGTACGTTACCAGATCTCATATAAGCTTCTGTTTTTCTATTACCATGAACAAATTGGTGTACGTATCTTACAACACCATTTTGGTCTTTAAATCCAAATCGAACTTTACCAGCACCATACCATGAATAATCAATATATGCCATCTGAATTCTATTAAGTTCTAATTTAAATCCTGTAATACCTTTACCGTCACATTTGTCAATATTCCATTGTTCTTGTGAAACCCTATTATCCTCAATTTTTGTGACAATTATATCACTTTGTGTAATACCTCTATATGAAGGCAATACATGTAATAAGGTATCAGATGAAATTTTGGTAATCTGATATGTTTGTCCTTTAATAACAATATCTTGATTTTGACTTAATTGTGATAGGAACCTTGTGCCGGTACCAACAATATCACCTTCCTTAAAAGTTGCTGATACTGTACCACTTAACTGTTGTACTGAACTTCTGACAACACATCCTAAATCTTGTCCGTTGTAATCAAAGAATAAACCATTTTGATCATCGAATAATCCGCAACGTAATGAACAATTATTCCACGCATTTACATTAAATGTCGGAATACCAGTTGCCGATGGATCAGATGGTGTTCCATCCAATGCCACAGTAAATGAGTAATCATCAACCTTTGATGTAACACGATGTGTTCCGTTCCAAAAATCATTACCGTTTGTGGCATTTGCAACAACAATATCAATACCATCAGCAGAATCAGTAATATTAATTCTATGTGGATATCGTGTTGTAATGGTTCCTGTTGATCCACTTCTGGTAAATGATTCAATATCAACCGAAGGTTTAAAGTTAACGGCATATGAAACCTGAATACCTTTACCAGATTGATATCGGAAATATTTACGAGTTTGACGAATCATTCTTCCATCAGGATTTGTGGATGGTATTAACTCAACACCACCATCATATGGTCTGTGTAATGCAAATCCATCTGCACGAATAAGTAATTGTGAATTTACTGCATAATTTGCTGAATCGGTAGTTTCGTCCACAGCAGTATCAAGTTCCAATCTATTTGTTGAATTTACATAATTAATAGTTGATTCAAATGTTCGACCAATTGTAGACTGTCTGTAACCATCAACATCAGCAGTAACGGTATTATTTACAGTATTTGAATTTGCCACTGCATCGGCATAAGTTGGATGAAGTGTAATTTCAGTGCCACTTATGACTCTTGCATAATATCTTTGATTAGTGACATAACTACTACCATTAGGGGCGGTAATCACTACTGTATCACCACTTGTGTAATTAGAAGTATCAACTACGTTAATTCTATTTGTTGATGAGAAAGCAGAGGCACCTGTGAATGTTGTTAATTGCTCGGGGAAATAAATTTTTAATATATCGCCCTTATTAAAATTAGAGGTAAATAGGGTTTCATCTCCAGTAACCTCATTTGAACCACTTACCGTGGCAACCGTTCCTTTACCTGCAGTTTCTCCAACAATTGATGTACCCGTAAATTTGGCAGCACCATCACCAGCACTATCAAAAGTAATAAAGCTACCATTGATTGAATCATTTGCATTTAATTCTGAGGTTGCCAATCGGAACCAATTATTATTAACCCTTTTAACAAAATATTCGTTTGAATCTGCTAAACCACCAACAATAGTACCGGTCGTTTGTTGATATAACACAACATTACCAGTAATAAATCCATGGTTATTTAATTTAATTGCGTCATATCTGGTATCAATATCCTCTAAATTTGTTAAACTCAAATCTCTTCTTAATACTTGTTGGTTACTTGATATAGTAAATCTTGTTCCAGAATCACCAATATTGGAATCCAGTGTAAACACACCATCAGCAGCACCAACAAAGTTGGCAAGAAGTGAATGAGTACCAGAATCATTTCCTGTGAAATCAACCAGTGTTGATTTTCTAAGTCTTAATGTTCCTGCCGATGTAGTATTAGTTAAGGTAATTTGATTTGTACTGGCAACTCTATCAGAGTCTGTTGGAAATAAATCGGCTCTTTGGGTTCCATCTTTTCTAACAAAATAAAAGGCACCAGACGTAATACCATGTCCGCTTGCGCCAGATGTTTGAGTTATTTTAACAATATCTCCAGTTGATAAACTACCAGTAAATCCACTATTGTTTGAAAGTATTTGTCCACTACCGCCAGCATCAATTCTATTTGTTCCTGAAGTTGCCTTTGTATCTATATTAACATCAACATTTTCATCAAAACCAGTAACTGTTGTGGCCAATTTAATTCTATCGGTTGTTTTTTCAAATACAAAATACTCGGTTCCATCAACCAAGCCTGGAACGTTTGATGCGCCATTATTATTATAAGTTACAGTATCGCCGTTATTTAATGTATTATCAATAATTTTTATTGTATCATTATTTAAATTCATGATTGTTGCAGTAATATTAAACGTTGCTGTTGATGTACCAACATCGGTTATATTTACTGCCGTACCACCATTTGTAAATTTAATCCTATTATCATCAATTTTTGTAATAGTAAGATTTTGCCCGGAGGTTATTCCTGTTGGTAATGAACCACCAGTTGCCGTTAGTACACCAATATCTCCTGTATTTAATCCGTGGTCAGCAAAATAAATGGAATTGCCAATTGGAGACTCTTCAAATGCTACCCATAATCTATAATTTTGTGGATCGTCATTTGTATCTGGTTGATAATCACCATATGTATTATATCTAGTTCTACCGTAGTTAAAACTTCCAGCAAAATCTCTTGCTACCCGCATATAATAATACCTATAATTGGTATTATTTGTTGTTGAAGTGCTACCATAAGGATAGTATAAATGATTATTAGTGCCGCCAGCACCACCTTCTGGTAAATCTGCAGGGTTAGGATTTTCGCCTCCATTAAATCCAAAATCCCAAGAATTATTAAAATATGAATTTTGGCAATATAACCCCCATCTTTCTACAGGAGATAAGTGTGCTCGAGCAGTGGCGTCGTTATTATTAAAATGTTGTCTAGTATAATAATCAAAGTAGAAAAGACCGTTGGTATAACCTGTGAAGGCTGTAACACCGGATGCAAGACAACTTTTTGAAACCCCACCATTTGTTCCAACACTAGATAAATTAACTCTGTATGCCGTACTAGCAGCTGCTCTAGTTTTTAATTCAATCGTAGTACTATTTACTACATTAACGTAATAATTACGTTCTGATAACCCACCAATTGTAGTATTACCCTCACCAATAAAGTACCTAACGATACAATATTGAACTAGTCCATGGGCAAATCCAAAATTAATCTGATTATTTACCGTATCAATGGTAATGGCAGTTGCATCAAAATATACTGGTGTTAATAATGCACAGTTTGAAATATTTGCTGGTTGATACGCATAAGGATATGTGGCACCAATTGCAAAACCACCTGCCTCACCCGTTGCCGTATCGTTAACGGAACTGTTTGTTTTTTCAAAAAAGCCTCTGTGATCAACACCAGTACTATCGGCCAGGAATGTTGCCTTTGATTTTGCAAAACTATTTGACATGAAGAAACTAGTGCCTTCATTAAATAGTGTAGGATATTTTGTTTGAACAGTAAGTGAACTTTGTCCTGTAGCTTCATTTGACGTAATACCGGCAATACCTTCAAGATCAAATTCTGTACCTTGATAAACACTACCTACAAAAACTTGAGTATATGTATCATTTATATCGGCAGTTTCACTAAATGTGGATTTTGCCTTGTATTCAAATACAGTATTTGATGGTGTTGCTGTAACAACAAAACCACCGTCTGCCAATATATTTTTAGTTCCTTGAACAAGAATTGGTGTACCTCTTGCAACACCATGATTTTCAGAACACGTAACAACTACGGCATCACTACCTGGTGTTATATCCATTGATGTAATAGCAAGTGCAAGATCACCATTTCTACTAAAAAATGTTGGAATATTTTTAACTAATTCCAATGTTTCCCATTTTGATGACTGTAATCCATATTCAAAGTCAGTATCAATTAGGTTTTCTGGATTTGATACTCTAATTTTTGCAACAGGATCAATATAGGTTTCTGCAAATTCTACAGTTTGGAATTGATCCTCAACAAAAACTTGTAATTTATCACCACCACCTGCACTATCATCCAGGTAGTCGGTCATGGTTGAGGTATTTTTTGCTAATTCAATGGTAGTTGTATTTAGATCATAATCAAAATTAATTGTATTAATCTTGTTAATCGGATCATTAAAAGTGAAAAGATTATCACCATCTGTAACATTTGTAATTAATAATAATCTATCCTGTGGTACAATTTCATGTAATACGAGACTACCTTTCGTACCATCACTGGAATCCCTTGTAAATGTATAATCATGTACTAATCTTTTTGCCATTTTCCTACCCTAAAGCTATAGCCAAAGCAACTGCATCTTGTTGAGAAGCAACCTTTGTGTCAATTGTATTTCCAGCGGTATCTGTTTTTTGCATCTGCCCGTCATGATGTAAAACCATTGAGGATCCATCTGAATCTCTCATTTCGATTGCACTTTCAACCTTAAAATTGTTATTTGGCATACTTTCCTCTTACCACTATTTATACGGAAATGTCCGTAAACTTTAATTTAACTACATTTGATCCAGATAGCGTTGGTGTAAATATTAACCTTGCCGAACCGGAATTTAAATCTGCTGTAAATGTTCCTAAATTGGAATCGGTATTAACAATTGCATACGTAGTTAAATATGCATTTGTTGTATTTCCAATTAATAACATTTCTGAACTTTGTAATTTTGTGCCGTTTGTTACTGTTGCTATATATTTTCTTGTTGATGTTGCTGCAACTGCAAATGTATTTATTGGAGTGGTTGTTGTACCAGAAATGGTATCCTCGTCCGAATCAAATGACGCGGCACCACCACCACCACCGGATGCAGAAAATGTAACTGTATCTGTACCAGCAGTTGTTGTAATTGTAATACCAGAACCAGCAGCAAGTGTTAACGTATCAGTTGCAGCATCAGCAACAACATCACTCTGACCGGCAACAGCAATTGTACTAAATGCTACAGTTGGTATTCCTGTTATATTTGAACCATCACCAAATAATGTGGCATTAACTGAGTCGGCATATATACCACCAGTAACTTGTAATGGATATTTACTTGTATTTTGTGATGCTGAACTATCTGCAATAAGTACATGACCACTAAATTCTGCTAATCTAACAATACCTTGGTCATCAATCTCTAATGATGGGATACCGGATATATCATTTACAGAAAATAATACACCACCAAGGCTATCTGAAATGGAAAATAATTGACCTGCAGTTCCGTCAAATGAAAGAGTCTTTGACGAATCGTTCATTGTCATGGTAATTTCGTTACCATTAAATGAATCTTTAAAACTTATATTGGAAGTTTGTAGTCCATTTTTGACTAAAAACTTTTTATTATTGGCCATCGGTTCACTTTCCCCAGATTAGCATTTATTTAGTTATTTATAATTTTTATAATCCAAACCTACTTTTTAATGCATTATAATTTTGAAATACTTCGGATGCGGACAATGCTCGGTTATAGATAGTTATATTTGCATATGATCCTGTAAAATCTTGAGTATTGTCAAATCCTCCTCCTACAGAATCTTGTTCTTGACCAAATAAAAGTCTTCCCGATGATCCTATAGTTCCTAATGAAAGTGATTTCGATGAAACTTCGACTCCATTAATATAAATTTTATCGGTTGACCCATTATTGGTATGAGTTAAGTTATAAAAAGTGTCTATTGGGAAAGTAATAGTATGTGTAACATTAGGGACCCCTCTAAACGTGAGAAGATTAGTTCCTACATTTCTAAAAAGTAAATACTCATTACTCTGACCACTGGTATCGTATGAAATAAAAGCTATTTTAGATTGATCACTATGACTTATCCACATAGAGGTTGATATTGCAGTAAAACCCCCAATCACGTCATCTGCTGTTCTTTCAATGTGATCACCTTCATTATCACCTAACGTAAATCTATTCGGATTAGTATTATATGTTGCACCATCAATGGTAAAATCTTTATTATTACCACTAGCATCAAACCATGTGCTACCAGATCCTGGATACGATCGAGTATTAGCAGCATCAAGTGATAAAACTAATCCATCATTAACAATATCTGGCCCACCTATAACACTCATTGGTATCTACCTTTAAACGCTTCATAATTTTTTTCAATTACGTTAGGGTGTAAAACAACATTATACGCCCAGAATAATCCTATATCACCATCAAATCTATTGGTCCCAAAAAGCAAATGCTCACCTAATGTGGTATTATTAAAGGTTCCAACAGGAGCATATGTATCCTCAGGA